AGTAGTAGTATCACTAGCGTCATTTACTAGAAACGCATCGTCTACGTTGAGGGTGTCGCCACTTATCGTAATATTTGTGCCACCGACCAGATTGGTGTCGCTACTAATATCAACAGTATGCGAAAGATTGCCATCAGCATCAAGATACACAGCCTTGCCCGCAGGGTAGGTGACAAAGACGGTGTGTGTACCACTACTAAGACTAATCTTACTTCCTGTACTACTAGCAAGAAGTGTGGTTCTGGCTAGCGTATCAGGTGAAGCATCAGTAACCGTACCTAAACCCACTTCCCACGCAGTATCGTTAGCGTCAGTAATTGCGTAGTAAGTGGTATGACCATCGCCAACACCAGCTACAAATGTTTGAAAACCCTCTACTGCACCGGCAAGATTAATTGTGCCAGTGCCTGTAGTAGTACTCGTTTCCTTTACTCTATCTGCTAAGGCTAGAGCCATTTTAGCCTCCTATTTAGGGGATAGAGTTTACGTGAACGAGATGTCCAAGTCGCCAACATTAAACTTAAATACGTCGCCGCTCTTTACATCTCTGGGGGTTGTTAAGGCTCCATGAAGTAAAAGGTTTCCCGCTCCTGAAGCGTCTACAACAAACACCCCAGATATCATTCCCCAATCCCCGGTTGCCGTATTAAAGGTGATGGCTCCTACATTTTGTGTGGCCCCGGCAGTTGTTGGAGCATCCCAATTAGAATCGTTCTGTGTTACTCCCACTCTAGAGTAACTCAGGGCGGTATCACCAGCAGCGCCTAGCTCTTTTGGACCGATAGTAGTTCCAGTAAAAGCCTCTACCTTGCTCGATTCGTAGTATCTGATTAACCCAACATAAATTGCGGAGGGTTTTGCGAAAGTGTCGGCTCTAAATAAGTGATTTATTAATGATGCTTCTAGATAGTCACTCATGGCATCTGACATAATTATATTCTCCTGTTAGAAGCTTGCTAGCTCTGACCTTTTCCATGTATCTGTCGCTACACAAATGTATAAAAAATATACTCCATCTGTAGCGGCAAAATTTATCTGTCCAGTGCTACATGCAGCTGATGCGCTTGAAGGGATAGAATTATCCCAAAAAATAACAGAGTCGGTAGTGTCGATAAAACCAGTCCTCAAATCCTCTGGGCTAATTTCTCCCGCTACATTATCAAGAAGTAGGGCGTTTATGACATTATCGACTAAGCTTGTCTTTGTTCTTTTTGTCATAGATTTTCCTAAAATATAGACCAACCCACGATATTATACACCATATAAGAAAAAACCGCCCCCAAAAAATGAGGGCGGCTCTTGTAGTATGAAAGCCAGAAAGGACTTTAGAAAGAACCGAGAAGAATTCTTCTGTTGTCCAGAACGGCAAAGCCTAATTCGGCCCAACCGTAGAAACCGGCTCTTTGGTGACGATGAAGAGTGTCATCTTCAAAGATTTGGACTTCTTGCTTGACAGGCATAATAAAGCTGTCATTCTTGTCCAAGTCCAGACCAACGATTAGCTCAGGGTCTGTGCCCTGTAGTGAACCAGCCAGTTGCTCTGAGAAGAATACTTGATACTCTTGCCCTTCACCAAGCTCATCCATGTCATGAAGATTGACACCGAACACGCGAGTGATGACAGAAGCATCGTCGCCAGCCATATAAATCTCTCGACGAGTAACTTCGTCTACCTGATCAATACCCCAGTTACGGATATCTTCCAGAGCTTCTGGGCTAAGGTAGATATCTGAAAGTCTGCCACGTCGGACAGAACCGGTGTTTCCACCGCCGTTGCGTCGCATAACGGTCTTCATAAGAGAAACGAGTCTCTTCGTAAACTGACCATCGGCTGCATCACCATCGTAAACCAAGATGTTGCGGTCAACACCAGCAGCAAGTAGTGTATGCCAACCATCATCGTTCATCTTCTTAACGAATCCAGCTTCCAACACTTGCATTGCACGACCCACAATATCCCAGCGGGCTTCTCTTGCGTATCGCAGGAGATAATCGATTGAACTTGCAACCGAATAGGTGGGAACCATAACGTAATCGCCTTCTACGGCGCGTTCTGGAATGCGACCATGACCGGGGTTGGTATAAGCAACATGCTCATTCTCTTCACCCGGAGCGAGGAGGTCTAGGGGAAATTCCACAGAAGAACCGGGTTCCATGGGCATTCTTTCAAAGATGCCGTCAAGAACATCGCCAACAAGCACACCCTGACGAAGGGGGCTTTCTAGAGCTACTGCTAACTCGTTCTGCGCGATAAGAGCTTCATTCTTGTCATTACTACCAGATCGCTTCAGAAGCTCAATGAACTGTTCGTCTGGTCTAGTCATTCTACTCATCTACATATCTCCTTTTATTTAATCTAGATTAAACGTCTTTGTGAGCAAAGTTGGGTAGATTAATTTCGACCTTAACGTAGCCGTCTTCGTCGGCCTTGGAAAGGAATCTGCCAACGGCCAAACGATCCATTTCGTCTGTAGCGCCGGGCTTGCTAGCAGTAAGATTGCCAGCAGTACCTGAGCTAGCATAGGCAGTCTGACCAGCAGTAACGCCAGTAGAACTATCCACACTGTTTGTCACAACCCAACCCTTCTTAAGAAGAGTAACCTTGCCACCCTTTTGGACCTCATCCTTGTGCCAGTTAATGTGCTGGCGAGTGAGGTCGAGGTTCACAACGTCGTTGAGTAGAAGACCAACCGGAACGGAATCTGCATAGTTGCCATAGGTAGCCGTGGCATACTTAACCTTTGCCGCAGCATGATCCATAGCAGCGCCAGAACCAACCGTATCCAGTACTACCACACCACCTCTTGTGGCAGTGCCTTCGTTGTAAAAGAAACTAATGTCAGTTTCGAGTTCATGTCTGTCAGCTTTTAAAGCCATATCTATTTTCTCCTTGTAAAGCAAAATAATATTTTTACTTGAATCACTACTCGTTCAAACCTGCCGTAGTATAAAGCACGTTAGTTGCGAGCCATTGACTGGCGGAAGTTCTGGCTTCGTCGAGGCCATCATCACCAGCATCCACCATAGTAACCTCTTCTTCTTCTTCAACGCTTTCAAGATCTCCAGCATCGGCAATAGTTTCGTCTTCATCCACATCTGCTTCTGCTTCGACATCTTCTGCTTCTACTTCTGTAGTTTCATCAGAAACTTCTTCCGTGTCTTCAGATTTAGTCTTTGAAAGAAGAGCAACGATTTCATCAAACACTGTATCTTCAGTGTCTGCAAATTTCGTAAGGGTTTCTTCAATGGTATCTTCACTAACACCAGCCTCAACTAAAGCAGTCTTGCGAGCCATAAGTTTTACTTCAGACTCATGTGCTTCAATCTTAGACAGGGCTTCGGAAAGCTTCTCATCTTGTCCAGCCAAAAGAGCTTCTTGCTCATTGAGCTTGGCGTCTCTTTCAGCAATTTCTTCGTTTTTCTCAGCAATCTGAATTTCAAAAGCGTCAACTCTTAGTTGAATCTCTTCTGTTTTCTTCAGTTCCATTTCGGCTTTTAAATTTTCGGTATCTTCCTTAGCCTGCTTGAGTTCAGACTGAAGGAGGTCGACCTTGCCTTGGATATCTTCATTAGCCATTGCGACATTCTCCCTTATGCTAAAATCAGTTATTGAATATGCTTTACTACCATGAAAAGGATCATTTTTAAGGATGACACTCTTAGGATTAGCAGGGTTGCTCACCAACCCTTTGCCAGAAAAGGCAATGTTTCTTAAAAGTCTTCCTAGCTTATATCCTTCAAACTCTCCACCGCCTCCATAAGCCCTAAGATGTTTAGTCAGAAATGCTGAATCCTCATTTCTGGCAATAATTTTGTGATCCCCAGTCGGAGTCACAGCGGCGTAATCAAAACCTCTAAACAGACACTCCATACTAACAAACCATTTACCTGCTTCAATTTCTTCAATAATAGTTTTCATTCTTTCCTGACGTTCAGGATCACTCCAACTATTATAAAGAACAGCGCTGGTAATAATATCAAAGTTTTCCGGCAAATTTTCTAGTTCAGTCTCATCAGAAATTTCGGCGCCGGTTACATCAACTGCCATATTAGCAGTTATATGACCAATAATATCGCTTTCATCATGCATGAAATTGAATTGTTTATCTTCCGGCGTTTTTCTAGCGGCCCAAGTTTCACCGATGTTAAAAACATCGTCGTTCTTATTCCAGCCACTAGAAACCAATACGGAATTTAAATAATATAGGTCAAATTGGTCGGGGTTGCTTTTGCCCCCCGTAACCAGCACTAAAGATTTAGCTTTCTCCCTCTCTTCCTCACTAGGAGAATAGGGAATCGCCAAAGAAGAATAGGCAACGCTAGCGTTGGATGAAATCAATTCTTCCAACCCTGCGTCTATTTCCGCTCTATAAATTTCTATACTCATGGTTTTACCTCATAAAAGTATACACCATAAAGAGAAATAAATCAAAAGAACATCACTTTTGATAAAATAGAGCATAGGAAGAAGCACGAATTTGTCTTGACTCTTCAAGATTCGGACTCTTCTTATTCAAGTCTGTGAAATCCTTTATCAAGGAATTAATAAAAGACCTCATGTCGGCATATACGCCAGACTTTTCATCTAGGATATGTCGCACAACTTCTGGAGTTATAGATGAGTATGGTTCTAGGTTGGCCAACACCGAAAGCTTTACGTCCTCAAGCTGAATAGTTTCCTCTTTGGTCAAGCCTCTTAAATTCTTTTTACCATAATGATCCAAGAGTGCGGGGTTGAGAATGTCAGAGATAACCCTCTGAGCTTCCGTAGCCCAAAGTGTCATATTTATAAAATCGGAATCAGCAGCCACGCGAGGCTTTACAACCTTTTGCTTTCTCTTTTCTTTATCTCTAGCATTTTTAGGTCTCCCATCTTCGGGCCTGCCCGTAGGCTGAAATTTTTGTTGCTGTTCAAACTTATTCTGTTCTCTCTGCTCTCTCTTGTTTTCTTGTTCCTCCTTTTTCTTTTCGATTTGTACGTTATCACGCCTATCCCCCGGTTTTGTGAACGGGTGATCTCCGGTCTCACCGCAGGGGATCAGTCCGACATCCTCTGGCCCGAGCAAATCTTTTTGAAGAGCAATCTTCTCAAGATCGTGCCTTCTTTCGGGATTATGATAGGGACCAGATTTCTGAG